AAAAAGAACTTTCTAACTCGTTTGCTAGGAAACTAACATGGCTACAAATTTTTCTACCTCTCTTCGAACTTCCATTGTGGGCGCACTAGTTACTGCCGCAGGATCAGGTGCAAAGCTGAAGTTCTATAGTGGAACACGTCCTTCCGGCGTAGCCGCTGTTGGTGGCGGCACTACTCTACTAGGCACGGTGACCCTCGGCGCCACGATTGGCACCACGAGTTCAGGCGCCATTGACTGGGACGAGGCCGGCGCTACGCAGAGCAACGGTTTGCACGTTTCAGGTACGCCTACTTTTGTGGACCTCACCACTTCAGGTGACACTGTGTTGTTCCGCACTGACCTTACAGGTGGTAGCTGGACATTTACGGGTTCAATTGCAACTGGTCAGAACATCACCCTATCTTCACTTGTAACTACTGCTGGTAACGCATAAGTGGCAACTGCAAGGAACAAAACCTACGGAGCACTGTCCGGGGACATTGTTTATGGGGGACGTTGGCGCCCCGGGCCGTTCGGCACGATGGTGCTTGACCCCTTCGTGTTGGGCGGCGCGTTCGCAAGCGTAGCGCCGCCGCCTCCTCCGCCGGTTGAACCGCTTTCTCAGTTTGAAGTTACCGACAACGGAATCTGGACGTGGTTCACCATGCCCGAAGCCGTGCAAGTCGGCGACTTTATCTATGTCGGAACGGTAAGCACTGGCGGGCGCTGCCGCGCGCATCGCATCAACCTGAACACCCAGGTGTCGGAAGCGTTCGATATGTCGGGCGTGCTGGAAGCCGACGACCACAACAACGCGAGCGTATTCCCGCGCTCCGATGGCTCGATTGTGTTTTTCTACGGAATGCACAACGACGAGACCTTCAAGTATCGAATTTGGGACGGCGTAGGGTCGTTCACCTCGGCGGGGTCATGGACCGCACAAGCCGCGCACGGCTCGGGTCAAGGTCCGTACAGCTACCCCAAGCCGCACACATTTCCCGGCGACACGACGCCCGGCCGAGTGTTCCTGTTTCATCGCCGATGGACTGACGGCGGCGGCACAACTCGCACGATGACCTATCGCACCGAGGACACGCTCACCGGGTCTGGCGATTCGTGGAGTGCTTACACCGATGTGCTGCTTGAAACCGGCCAGCGGCCCTATGTGGTCATGTGGCAGGACGGGGACAAGCTGCACTGTGCAGCGTCCAACGCTCAGCCAAATGAATCGACGTTCCTGACCATCCGGCACTTCTACGCCGAGATGACCGCGGGCGCGCTGGTGTGGAAGACCAGCGACGGCACGACCATCAGCGGCCTGCCGTTCGCCATCAGCGCCACGACGCGAGTAGATGACGGCGGCGACGTGAAGCGCTGGGTGTCTGACATTCAGACGGGCAGCGACGGGCACCCGCGCATTCTTTGGATGAAGTACCCCGGCAATGACGGCAGCCAGATCGAGTATTGGCACAGCCGCTGGACCGGGTCCGCTTGGGTAGCGCACAAGATCACCGACGACGGCGCCGGGCTGTACGTGGCCGAGCCGTTCTATCACGGCGGCTTGAGGTTCAAGCGCACCGACATCACGCGCATCTTCCTTTCGGCCCCAATGAGCGGAGTGCGCCAGATTCAGGAATGGAGCACGGCCGACGACGGCGCTTCATGGTCGCGGCTTCGGTCGCTCACCACTGGCGGCAGCGCTGGAAGCCCGTTGAAGGCTCGCCCCATCGGCGTAAACAACAGCGACGGCCGAGTCAACGTGATGTGGTGGCAAGGCACTTACAACAGCTTCATTGACTACGCTGTCTCTGTGCAGGCCGCGGGGTAAATCATGACATTTGCAAGCGCGGCATTCACCGGCACGGCCTTTGCGGAACTCGCAGCAACCGATGCGAACTTTGTAAAGCAAAGCGGATTTACGCAGGACGCCATTCTTGGCAGTACCGGCGCGTATCTCATCTGCAACAACACATCCGCCGTCGCTGTCTATCGCCATACAGCCACGCCCCCAAGCGCTGACTATGTTGTTTCGGCAGACATTGCGAAGCTCTCAGGCGCGACGGCCGACTTGGCCCTTGGCGTAATCGGCCGGGCCGATGCTGCAGCCGACACCTTTTACTTCGTTCAATACAACCACCCGACGACGCAGCTTAGATTGTTCTCGCGGGTGTCCGGCACGAGCACGCAGATTGGCAGCTCGTACACGATGACGCTGACGGGCACGGCGGTGCGAATCGCGCTGCGCATGGACGGCGACCAGATCAGCGCCGAGGTGGATGGTGTAACGCGCATTGGCCCCGTCACTAGCACCACCATCACGGCGGCGGGGTTTGCCGGTGTGCGCTTGCTGGATTCGCGCGAAACGGGCGTGGCCGACTCGGGCTCGCTCGACAACTTCGACGCGGCAGCGATTGGCGGCGGCCCCACCGGCTCCTTCACCCTCGACGACTTCCCCTTTACGGGGGGCTTTGCCAGCGCTCCTGCGTCCAGCTTGCTTGGTACGCTTACGCTTGACAACTTCGTCCTATCTGGCACGCTGGGCCTACTGCCGGGTCGCGTTGACACGCCGCCGTTCAAGAACTGGACCGGCACGCTGCTACCTGGAACCACTGTTCCTAATGTTGTGTTTTTACGACTAGACCGCACCACAGCGTTGTCACTTACAAACCAAACAACAGCAGGGGATGCTGTACTCACTGTTGAAAACGCATCTTTAGTTAGTGGTGTTGCGTACATTATGGTGACTTACAACGCAGATGGCACTATTGCCGGAGCCCAAAGGGTAGTTGCAGCATGACTGTAATGAGTTATTCTTATGGTGGAACAAAAACACCTGGGGGATATCACTATGGGTTTGGTGGACTTGGTGTTCGTGGTGATGAAATTCCAGATTTTGGAGTAGCAGGAGCAGCACTTCAATATGAGGATATTACATTGCCTGGGGAGGCTGCTGATGAGTTTCGTGTTGTTCTTTTAACAACTCCCACTCTAGGCTCACTGTTTGTTTACGAAGACAGTAGTTTTGAATATAGCGGTCCCGATGGTGTACACACGTTTACGTATGCAGGGTATAAAAACGGCATTCTTTACGGCACTGCCACAATTACAATTACAATTGGGTTGGGTTTAGGCGGAAACTTAGTGTTGGATAGTTTTCTTGTTGAAGGTACGTTTGAAGGCGTTAACATTATTCCAGATGTTTTAGGTAGACGCATTGCGCCGCGCGTAGCTTTGCGTGCTAATGGTGAATTACTAGTATTGTTTTAAGGAATAACATGCCCTATATGACGAATGGAAAACGCGACTACAAGAAAGAACGTGCTAAATACCATAGCCGTCCTGAACAAATGGAAAACAATGCAGAGCGCAAGCGTGCTCGTAGAAAGTTGGAAGCTGAAGGTAAAGTAAAGCCACACGACGGCAAGGATGTAGACCACAAAAAGCCACTAAAGCGTGGTGGTTCAAATGGTAGGTCAAATCTTCGTGTTCAAAGTAGATCAACTAACCGCAGTGTAAGTAAAACTAGCGGTAACCGTATGAAGGGTAGTGGTTAATGGCAAAACTCAGTGCAGCAGATAGGCAAGCACTACGAGAGGCGTGTGAAGCAGACCTAGAGACATTCATCAAGGTTGTTGCACCCCATCGTGTGCTTGGTGCTGTGCATAGCGAGTTGTGTCGTTGGTGGCAACGTCCAGATGCTAAGGACAACCAACTTGTTCTTCTTCCTCGTGACCACCAAAAAAGTGCAATGATTGCCTACCGAGTTGCACACCACATTACTAAAAATCCAGATGCTACGGTGTTGTACGTAAGTGCCACTGCCCTTCTGGCTGAAAAGCAGCTTAAGGCAGTAAAAGATATTTTCACAAGTGACATTTATATGTACTTGTGGCCTGACATGGTGAATGTTAACGAAAACAAACGCGAAAAGTGGACCAACGACGAAATTTCCATTGACCACCCAAAACGCCGTGCCGAAGGTATTCGGGACGCCACCATTAAAGCAGCGGGCATTACAGCTAACGTAACTGGCCTACACTGCACTGTTGCGGTACTAGACGACGTAGTAGTGCCTGACAACGCCTATTCTGAAATTGGCCGTGAGAGTGTGCGGGCTTTCTACTCACAACTATCATCCATTGAAAGTACAGGCGCTAAAGAGTGGTGTGTAGGAACTCGCTACCATCCTGCGGACCTCTACCGCGACATGATGGAAATGGTGGAAATCTACTACGACAAAGAAACGGATGACGACGTAGAACACGCTGTGTACGAGGTATTTGAAAAGGTAGTTGAAACTACTGGTGAGTTTCTGTGGCCTAAGCAGCGCCGCAGCGATGGTAAAACATTTGGCTTTGACGAAAAAGAACTTGCCCGCAAGAAGGCTAAGTACCTAGACGTTACACAGTTTTACGCACAATATTACAACAACCCCAATGCTGTAGAAACAGCTCTTATTGATAAGAGTAAGTTTAACTACTATGACCGCAGTAAGGTGGAAAACATCAGCGGTGCGTGGTATGTGGGCGATAGACTCCTATCTGTGTATGCAGCAATGGACTTTGCTTACTCCGTTACTAATACTAGTGACTATACGGTTATTGGTGTAGTTGGAGTAGACGAAGATAGTAACTACTACATTCTAGACATTGATAGGTTCAAGACTAACAAGATTTCTGTAATGTACGATAGAGCAGAAGCTGTATTTCGTAAGTGGCGGTTTAAGAAAATGCGGTGTGAAGCTGTAGCAGCACAGCGTCTCATCGTACAGCAGTTTAAAGACTACATGCGAGGGCAGTCCATTGTGTTCACAGTGGATGAGTATTTTCCACCAAAGACAATGAATAAGGCAGAACGCATTGCCTCCATTTTGGAACCGCGCTATCAAAACAACCAAATCTACCACTACCAAGGCGGTAACTGTCAAGTGCTGGAAGAGGAGTTGCTAATGAACAACCCTGAACACGATGACGTTAAAGATTGCATTGCTGCCGCAGTAGAAATTGCAAAGCCAACAATTGGAAATACTCGTTGGGGTCGAAAGGACAATGTTGTGAGTTTTAACAGTAAGTTTGGTGGAGTAGCCTACCGATGAACAACAACATTCAATCGGCTGTAAGTGAAGATGCGCTTGTCTACACTATTGTGGACAAGTGGATTAAGTGGAATCAAGCTAAAGTTGAGTGGCGCAACTCAATGCAAGAAATGCGCCAATATTTGTTTGCTACGTCCACCAAAACCACTACTAATAGTAAGCTGCCCTGGAAGAACTCTACGGTGACGCCCAAGCTAACACAGATTCGAGACAACCTGCATGCTAACTACATGGCAGCGTTGTTTCCGTCTGATGATTGGTTTTTTTGGCAGAGTGAAGACAAAACTGAAGAGTTGGCTAAAAAGCGGCGCGCAATTACTTCGTACATGAAACAGAAGATGAAGGCGTCTAACTTTCAGCTTCTAGTTAGTCAACTTATTTACGACTATATTGATTTTGGCAATGTGTTTGCTACCTACGACTACGTGCGTGATGTAGTGGGCTCTAACGTGCGCTATGTAGGCCCTAAAGCCTATCGGCTCAACCCCAACGACGTAGTGTTTAACCCAGTGGCTGATAGCTTCGAGAGTACGCCACTAGTCCGCCGCATGCTTCAAAGTTTGGGCGATCTAATGACAGACTTGGAAACCAAGCCTGCACTTGGGTATGACAAAGCAGTAGTGGCGAAAGCCCTGGAGTTTCGTGGTCAATATAGGGAAGACCCTGAGTTTAAGAAGGAAGTGAATTTAGCCATTGATGGTTTTGGCAGCTTTGACGAGTATGTTGAAAGCGACATGGTGGAGCTTCTGGAATATTGGGGCGACATTTACGACTCTGAATCTAAGAAGGTGCTGCGTAACCAACTCATCACCGTCATTGACCGCAAATTCATTCTTCGTCGTAAAGAGAATGACAATTGGATTGGTGGTAAGCCCATTTTTCATTGTGGCTGGCGTCTTCGTAATGATAATTTGTGGGCACAAGGGCCCCTAGAGCAATTGGTTGGCATGCAATATCGCATTGACCACCTAGAAAACCTTAAGGCTGACGTGTTTGACCTCATTGCCTATCCTGTTATTAAGGTAATGGGTAACACGGTGGAGGAGTTTGAGTACGAGCCTGGAGCTACTGCCTTTTGCGGTGATGAGGGAGACATTGAGTTTCTGCGTCCTGATGCCACTGCACTGAACGCCGACATGCAAATTGCGGAGCTAATGAACCGCATGGAGGAATTGGCTGGAGCACCCAAGCAAGCTATGGGTATTCGTACTCCTGGCGAAAAGACTAAATACGAAGTACAAACGCTGGAAAATGCAGCGGGCCGCATCTTCCAATCTAAAGTAAGTTGGCTAGAAAGAAACATCCTTGAGCCTGTTCTTAATGGCATGCTTGCTGAATCTGTTCGTAACTTCCAAGCGGTGGAGAGGATTCGCTATGAAGATGATGAGACAGGTGCAGAAATGTATGTTGAAATTACGAAGGAAGATTTAATGGCGGTAGGCAAGCTCTACCCCGTTGGCGCTCGCCATTTTGCTGAACAAGCTAAGTTTGTACAGGAATTGAGTCAAACCATTGCAGCCGTACAAGCTGTGCCCACAGTGGCAGCGCACATTAGCGGTAAAGCTATTGCTAAAGCACTGGAAGAGAATTTGGGTTGGGCTCGCTACCGCATCGTGCAAGATAATGCAATGGTGTTTGAGCAACAAGAGACGCAGCGCCTAATGAACACTGCTGCGGAAGATTTACAAACTGAAATGAATATTGATGAACAAGCTCCTACTGAACAACCGGCCGTCTGACAGTACGCCGGAAGAGTTTAAGAAGGCGTGGGACAACAGTGGATATGTGTTTGAAGCGCTGTACAAAACACTGGAGTCGTTCATTGCCCAAAACGAAGATGTGAAAAAGGATGATTTTGATTGTCCTAATCATTATGCAAAGCTGGCCTATCAAGCGGGCCTAAACCAAGCGTGGAAACAGGTATTAGACATGCTGCCTGAATCTGCTAAACCCTAGTAAGGAAAGTCATGACAGTTGACACTATTTTTGGTAGTGGTAGTTCCGACAAGAACACTGCTACTAGCCCGGCCAAGACAGAGGATCAGGGTCTGCTAACCGCCCTAGTTGGCGAGAAGCAAAAGTACAAGAGCGTTGAAGAGTTGGCGAAAGCCTACGTGAATGCGGACACCTTCATTGAACAGCTAAAAGAGGAAAACCGAAAGCTGCGCGAGAAGGAAGCTGCATCACGTACCATTGACGACGTTCTGGAGCGAATGAACAAAAAGGAAGAAAAGCCGGCAGACACCCCGGCCAACACCAGCCAACTAACTAAGGATGATGTTGCTGCCCTTGTAGAACAAACGCTCTCTGGTAGAGAAACTGCACGAACCCGTGAACAAAACCTCCTTCAAGCAGACAAGCTAATGAAGGAAAAGTTTGGTGAGAAAGCTGCTGAAGTATTTAAAAGCAAAGCTGCCTCTCCTGAACTGGTGAAGGTTTACATGGAACTTGCCAGCGTATCTCCACAAGAGTTTGTAGCTGTGTTTGCGCCATCTGGCGAACAACCAAACGGCGGCACTGTCGCCACAGGTTCTGTCAACACCACCACAGTGGTTCCTACTAGTAATCGGGATAACCTTCCGGGTACGAAGGAGTGGGCCAATAAGCTGCGTCGAGACAAGCCTGATGAATATTGGTCGCTGGAGTTTCAAACCAAACTGCAACGTATGGCTATTGAAAATCCTACTCTCTATTTTGGAGGCTAAATAATGTCTGGTTTTAACTACGCAAAGGTTAACGAACATCTGGTTCGTACCGAACTGTGGAGCGCCCAACTCAAGGACGTTCTGCTTGACCAACTCATGGGCACTAAGTATCTGCGGATGCTTAACGGTTTCCCTGACGGCAACCAATTCACTATTCCGTCCATCGGCGAACTGCCTATGCGCGAAACGAGTGAAAACGATCCGGTTGTCTACGATACGATGGACACTGGTGAGTTCACTTTCCAGATTGACCGTTATGTTGAAGCTGCTACGTTCATCACTGATCGTGCCAAGCAAGATAGTTTCTACGCGAATCAACTCATCGCAATGTTCCCGCAAAAGATGCGTCGGGCCCTGGAAGAGAACATGGAATCAAGTGTTCTCACTCTGGTGAACCAACAAACTCTGAGCAACCTCAACTCCATTAACGGTGCGCCCCACCGCTTCGTGGCTTCGGGCAACAGCAACACCACGCTGAACCTCGACAACTTTGCTCAAGCCAAGTATGCGCTTGACAAGGCTAATGCCACGGGTGCTCGAATTGCAATCATCGATCCTAGCCAAGAGTTTGAACTGAACAAGTTGGTTGGCGCGCAAGCGTTCGTCAACAACCCTCAGTTTGGCGGCATGGTGAATGGTGGCTTTGTCAACTCAACGACTGGTATGCGCTTTAGCCGTTCCATCTTTGGCTTTGACATCTATTGCAGCAACTATCTGCCTACCACGACTGAATCGGCCATTAACTCAATTAACGTCCCGGCTTCGCCTGTGGTAAACATCTTTATGTCTGTCGGTGGTGATGAGACGCCTTTCGTTGGCGCCTATCGTCAAATGCCTCGCGTAGAGTATGAGCGTAACAAAGACTTGCGTCGTGACGAGTATGTCATGAACGCTCGCTTCGGCCTCAAGCTCTATCGTCCTGAGTGCATCGTTGGCATCATCAGCCGCAGCACCATCTAATAGGAGAATAGAATGACTCGTGCAAGTGTTTGGACCAATCCTGATGGTCTTAAGGTGGGTTTTGGTCGGAATGATGCCGACTTTGACTCTGTTGGTGTGGTGGATCAACCCGGCCATGAACGTGAGCTAGTCCTCGTTCTAGACGGTGAAAAGTTCACTGCGGGCGTCTATCAATTCCAAGAGACGCACCTTCTTCCTGTTGGTGCAGTTCCTCTCTATGCTCACGCAGAAGTGAGTGAGGTGTTTGTTCTTGGCGGTACAACTCCGACCATTCAAATTGGCTCTACTACGTCTAGTGCCGGTGTTCCTGCTGCTCCTGCCATTGCGTCTGCTGCTGCTGCCATTTTTGGTTCGCTGGCAGAAGCTAGTGCTGAAGCACTGGGTACTTACACCCTCAGCGTTACGGCTACTCCGCTAACGGCCACCACGGCTGGTAACCTCCAAGTAACCCTTGGTGGCACCTCGCCCACGGTGACTGCTGCTGGTCGTGTTAAGCTGGTTATTGGTTATCGCGCTGTTTAAGTGAGTTTGGGGCAGGCAGCAATGTCTGCCCCTTTTACCCCTACTACCTATGGCAACTATCAATCATAAAGATATTCCTGACGGAGAGCGCCACGAGCCTAAAGGCGTTTCCACAGCTACTGCGGGTCAAGTATATGTTGCCAGCGGTAGTGGAAGTGGTACTTGGCTTTCCCTTATTAGTAAGATTACGGCTAGTCTCACCCCCACTGCTGTAACGGCCAACGACAGTGTAGCGCAAGTTTACACTGTAACTGGCATCACTACTTCACAAACTCTACTAAACGTCATTCCTCCCAGTAACACTGGAGACACTGTTATTGGCAGTGCTCGCATCACTGGTGCTAATGAAGTTACAGTTACGTGGGCAAACGTCCACAACTCTAGTGCAACACCTCCTGCGGGAACCTACACTTTCGTAGTGGCAGCATGAAACTTTCCCTTCTAGACATGACGCAAAACATCCTGTCCGCAATGGACAGCGATGAGGTGAGTTCCATTGATGAAACAGTGGAGTCCATTCAAGTAGCAGAACTCATTAAGGAGAGTTACTTTGACCTAATGGCCCAGCGTGACTGGCCGTTTCTACGTCAACTCTATACCCTTGAGGGTTTGGCAGATGTAGCTAACCCAACCAAGATGAAACTTCCAGACACTGCCAATAAAGTGTTCTGGATTAAGTACAACAAGAATCCAGTGGACTACATGGAGCCTGAAGCGTTCCTATCACTCATCGACCAACGTGTTCCAGCAGACAATGTAGTAGATGCGAATGGCTATGTCCTCAATCGTGATCCTCTCTATTGGACCACATATGACGACAAATACGTGGTGTTTGACGGCAGAAACTCCGCTATAGACACTACGCTGATGTCTAGCAAGACCAAGGTATATGGTACTGTAGCCCCCTCTTGGCAACACGTAGACACATTCATTCCCAACCTACCGGATAAGTTTTTTCCAACTCTACTGGCTGAAGCTAAAGCCCAATCCTTTGTCAACCTAAAGCAACAAGCTAATGCGCGAGAAGAGCGCAAGGCACAAAAAGGTAAGGTGACAATGAGGAATGAGAGTTGGAGGAATGAAGAGGGTGAGATTAAGTACAATCGCAAAGTAAACTACGGACGGTAATATGGCTGACATTTTTCGATCTACTAATAAGAAGCGTGAAGAGAAGGCTGGTCTTACTGACGTGCGCGCAGAAAAGAAAACTCCAAACGCTGTAGGCATGTCACAACAAAAGTTTGGTAATGCTGGTAAAGAAGACCCCCGTAAGAAAAATCTTGAGCAACGCGACAAGCTGTTGAAAAAGAAAGGATACAAGTGAAAACTTTGGAAGACATCATGGAACGTAAGGCAGAGCGACAAGCTGCTGCCCGTGAGCGTAAGGAAGAGCGTAAGGA